ACGCCGAGAGTGACATCCAATCGGTATGCAATAAGTACGATCAGTAGGGATACCCCTTTTCTGCACAGACCTTTCCATGCAGAGTAGCTGCTTAGCGCACCGTTCTCTGATTTGTTGCTCTTTTTCCAAAAGGCAGCGATCAGCAACCCGAGTACAAAATCTACACCCATAAAAATAAGTAATGTAGTCAAGTCCTCGGACCATCCTCCGATCAGGTTTACGAAACCTCCTGCAATAGCTCCGAATACCATGCATAAAAACGCTTTTACATTTGCTAACTGTTCCATTTTCTTCATATCCTCACTTTCCTTTCTGGTTTTAAGTATAAAAATAAGACCCTCACGGTCTTGCCCTAATCTCCATGTACCCTCCTAAGACGATGCAATCCAAGATGTACAAATCGTTCGCTCTGCATAATCTTTCTTTTCCACATCCAGAGAAATCTTGTCTCCTATACGATATCTTCCAGTTCCAATGATCGTCCCTGCGACTACTTCCGGGCACGCGCAAAATACGTGATATTTCGGCCGGAATTCTTCCGGGATGGCCACCTCGTCAAAATCATTGAAAGACCCGCTGTTCGGAAACTGCGCCAGCATCTCAATTTTGCAGTGTACGATCTTGCCGATCTTATACAACCACATCTGCATGCGATTACTGCTGTTTACATTGGAGTACGGTCCTCTCACCTGTCCGGAATCGTATTCCTTGATTCCCATCAATTCTTGATCACCCAGTAATAACTTGCCATGAAACCTCGCATCTTGATAGAAATCATAACCCACTTCGCTATCGCTTGCTGTTCCGCCGAAAGCAATACTTCTCCCTTTATTTGCAACATCCAACGCCCGGAACTGTGCCGGAACAATCACTTCTTCTTGTTTGCTGCCGTTTAAATCCGTGATTGTAACGATAACAAAGTACACGCTCCCCGTGGATATTTTCCCATTCCCGATTATTTGGGAAATCTTTCCACTTGTCGTGTTTGGATATGTTTCGCTTGCTTTCACCGGACTTCCAGAAGCAGTCTCCTGATAATCTATCCTGACACTGGTTGCCTTGTTAGAGTTATTTAAGGTCTGGTCTACTTGCCAGCTCCCAGTGACTTTAATGTACGTGCCATCACTCTTTGGTGATCCC